ATCTTTCCAAATTTGCAAGGCGGTTCTGTTATCTCCATCGCGATAAATAGCATTGCATTGCCAATACTTTCCACGATCAGACAATTGATAGCCTAAATCAATCAAAGTTTTTTCTATAACTTCTGCTCGATTATCAATGGAGGTTAGGTACGTCGTCATCGTTATCCTTGGTTACGTTTACATTAGTACTGACAGCGTCAATAATATCTCTATAATCTCCTTTTTCTGAAACGCAGAAATTAGCGATCTCAAGATTAATGAAATTCTTTTTAAGAGTTCCATCAGGAAGTTTTATAGGATTAATTGCTCCAGCGATATCTTTACCAAGATGTCTGGCTTTTACATTGATAAGTTTATGAGTTCCAAATCCCGGTTCATTTTGTAATTCATCAAAAGTTTTCTGTCGTAAAATAAACATGTGAGAGGAAAACTGAGTAATTCGATCTGAAAGAGATACGATACTTTCGTCGTCCGTTATATTTGATGAATTTTTATTTGTAACAATACCTGCACGGTTAGACTGTACAGATGTCATCATTGAAATACATGGACCTTTATCGCTTTTAATATCTTTTTGAATGCATCGCTTATACTTATCAACCATTTCACCAACAAGTTGCCATTCTGTTTTATTGCCTCCGCTTTCACTTGTGGTTTTAATATAATCAAAACTAAAAATAAGAGGATTTCCGCGACCTATTTTAGAATAATAGAATCTTTTAAGAACGCTAATTTGAGCATCAACACTCATTCCGCCTACATTATAGTAGTAAAGATGTTTATACCTGCTCTTTATAACTTCCCAAACTGATCTAACGTTTTGTAAAATTTCTGGACCAGCTTTGCGCCAATTACCACTCTCAAGAAGATACATTGGAACTTTAGACATTGCGGCGCATTGTCTAAAAATCAATTCTTCTTTACTCATCTCTCCGTTATCAAAATGAAGAACTGGAACTTCGTACTGTTCTGATACTTTAGTAGTAAAATCTAAACAGAATTGAGTTTTACCGACACCTGAACGAGCAACAATAACCGTGATATTTCCAGGTCTCAAAAGAGATCCATATATATCTTGAGTTTTAGGATGAGGACCAGCAAATCCGAATTCTGTGACTGGGTTATTTCCTCGCTCTTCTATGAGGCTTTCCATTTCAGCAAAAATATTTTCTGGCTGATCTGTACCGGCCTCATATAAATTTATCTGATCATTATAAAGTTTATCTGCGCTTTCAATGATGACATTATAATCAGAAGATGGAGATATTGACTTCATCTTCTTGTTGATTTCTGCTCCACACATCGCAATTTCTCGACGTATGGTGTATTTTTTTAATTCTTTAGCTACGCTAATAATCGATTCTGGAGAAATCTTTTTAAGCGAAAGAGATTCAATATAATCTGATGGATTAATATTATCTTCGAAAGTTACTCCAAAGTTCTTTACTCTTTGAGAAATAACTACATCATCAATTTTTTCTCCGTTATCGATTGCTTGACGAAGTACGCAAAAGATAGTTCTATTAATTTTGGAACTTTCGCTCCAAAAGTCTTTTTCAGTTATAAAAACAGCGACATCTGAATATCGTTCTGGATATTTAATCAATCCAGCAAGCAACTGAGTCTCTAAATCATACGAATAAATCATGCCAACCGCACATTATCACTCTTCATCGGTGATGTCAATCGAATCTTGACTATTGTTCACTTCGTTTAAATATTTTTCGAGAGCTTTGACGAGTCCCATTTCAACGATTGGGTTGGAGACTTTGGTATAAATCATTGGGCATCCATCTTGAGAGACGTAAGCCACTATAAATCCTTTGGAGGACTCATCGGAACCAGTAAACTCATAGAGTTTATTAAAATAGTTTTCAGGAATTTTAAACTGTTTAAAATTCTCTGATTGTGAATCTCTCTTCATATTATAGTGTTACACCTTGACTTTCGAAAAGCTCTTTATTTATAGTATCTTTTTCAAATATAGTTACAAGTGTAATTTCATTTAACTCGCAAAAACGTTCTTTTTTCTTGTCCCTGTTGAGTTGATGAAGAAAATTCATTCTATTTTCGTGAAAGAATTTAACAAATCCAGTGTGTTGCCTACCTTGAACTTCTATAGCTATTTTTTTATTAGCGTTATAAAAGTCTAAAGTAAGACGAGTCCCAACTATAGGAAACTCTTCAAACACTATGTTGTGCTGCCAATAGTTTTGTAAAAATTTCTTAGCTTCAGTTTGAAATTTACTACGACTATCCACACTCCAATCAATTAAATAATTGCGAGCGTTCTTGCAGCGTCTTTTTTTATTACTCAGTGATAGAAATTCCATCGCCAAAGTTTAATAGGTTTTCACTAATGTATTTGAAGAAAAACGATTTTAATTTTTCGTCGTCATTGACAATTTGTTCAAACTTTGCTGCTCCTTGAATCTGAGCAGGAAAATCTGTAAAACCAGCTTCTTTTAGAACATTAAGAAACTCTTCATCAAAACTAATCCAAGCGCCTTTCTTAATTGCTATTTCCCACATGGTTAAAAAATCAAAGATTTCTTTTTCGATCCAGTTTGAAGTGCCGTTCTTTCTGCCGTATTTAATAGGGTATTTAATAGTACAGTTGGTTCTTTCGTTTGGAGACTTCTTCACAACGATTTTAACAAAATGTCCTAGATAAGGATTTTTTTGCTCATCGTAAGAAGAGTTTTGATCTCCAAGAATTAAATCACCCTTGAAGCGAACGTCAAATTCAAAAATCCAATTAGCAAAATGAAGCAGTGCATTTCCACCAGTGGCAGTCGTTTGGCGAACTGGAGCTTTACTGTACGGATCTAGTTTGATATCTGCACGAACTTGAGAAATGAATACTGCAATATGACCACGTTTTTGTAGAGCGATAGACATACGCTTCATAAGATCTGCCGCGATTACCGCACCACCAGCAACCTTTTGCGATTCTTCAAACGTCTTATCAAGATCTCCTTTTCGAATTAGTCCGTCTACAGAATCCAATATGAAAAAATACATCATTTTCTCATCATTTTTACCAACTAATTCTCGCATTGCATCAAATACCGTTTCATGAATATTTGATTCAAAAACGAAACATGTACCTTCTACCCACTCTTCTTCATTAAATACGAATTTAACTCCAGAGCGAGCGATCATCTCCTTACTCAATCGCCCTTCAGCTTTAATATAAAAGCCCTTACGCTTCTTAGGTTGATCTAAGAAGTTCTTCATAAACTGAAGCGCACAGCTAGTTTTGCCGCCTTCATTGATACCGCAGAAACGATGCAGCCCAGTGCCAATACCACCAGCTAGAAAGTAGTCAAGTAAAAGACTACCGCTTGATACTTTGTATTCGATAGTTGGTTCAAAATTATAATGAGAATCTTTATTGTTCTTCAAGAAGCTTTTTAATTGATCTTGAGATGTCATTACTTTACCGCTATCTACTATTTCTTCTTTATTTTTTTTACTCATTTTAGAAAATTCTTAATTGTTTTGGGTTTAGCTGCACTATTATAGTCGTCGCCAATCTTATCGCCAAGTTTTATCTCTTCGGTCTTTAATTCAGGTTGAAAATTAAATTCAGAATATTTCAATTTAATATAAGGAGCTTCGCTTGTTAAGAAAGCCACAAGTGATGTAACTTCTTTTAATGAAACCTTTTTCCAAAAATCTTCGTTTGGATATTGTTTCATTAGCTTTTTGAGAAAAGTCATTTCTTTAGTCCAAAAAGCTCGCGGTTTGCCTTTATGATTTATTACGCATCTTTCAATTACATCTATAAGATAAAAACTTTTTTTCCTTGTTCTTTTTTTTGCAGGAGCTTCTTTATCCACAACGTGAGAATACATGACGGTGGCGATAAGTCAACAAAAAAACCGCTGGTTTCCCAGCGGTTTGTTTTGATTCTTTTTTTATTAAGCTTTCGGATTGAAACCAGCACTCTGAAGATCAGGGTTTTTAATAGCAGATTTTTGCTGTTGTCGTTCTAATTTTTCATCTATCTTTAAACCTTCGATGGCTGCATCTGGAGTAATATTTCCTGATGGAGCGGCAGGGGTTTCTGGAAAAACGGCTAACTGAGCGGCTTCAGACTTTTCAGTTTCTGGTGATTCGCCAGCTTCTTTCTTGCCTTCGTCGTTTAATTTGCCTTCTTTTTGCATCTTTTTTAGAATAGCTTTTTGAAGTGCTGGGGGTAGAGTTTTTTGTTTCTCTGTCAACTGACCAGCCATTTCAGTGATCATTGAGCGATTCTTCATATATGACATTCCGCACATATATTTAGCGTCACTTGTACTCATTCCAGCAGTGTTGATCAAAGATTCGTCTTTGAGCATACACTCGCTCATGTATTCGCTATGCATTTCAGCTTCATCTTCCTCCATTATATTAGAGATGGAGATTTCAGCTATGAGGTTTTTTGTATCGAATTTTATATTTGATTTCATGTTATTTATTACCTTCTAGGATTTTTATTTGATCTATTGTTTTTGTTAAAATGTCACCTTTTTTGAAATTAGCTCCATCGTTGATAACTTCGTAAGCAATTATTTTGCCCATGTCATCAGGAAGGTCTTTAATTTCTTTAATGATTCCTTCGCTATTGTAATGTTTGCATGAAGCGTTGGTATTCAGAATTCTCATTCCAGTTTCAATTATGTTTTTATCTTCTTCTGCTTTTTGAGAATATACAAGATAATTATAAACAGCAAATAAATAATCCTCCATTAAAGTAATTTTGCTTTGAACCCAAGGTTCAATCGCTTCAGACATCTTCGGATTTGCATTAAGTTTATCGAGCAAGTCTTTAGAATAGTCTGAAATATAAGCCAATTGCGCGATTGCCATTTCAGAAGCATCTTCGTTTACATCTTCGGATTCAGTTTCTATTTCTTCAGCGATTTCTTCAGCTTGAGCTAGATGAGGAGCTAATTTTAAAAGATCAGATTCTTCCCACAAGGTAATGCCATCCCATTGATGAACAACATCATCGACTCCACCTTTAGAAGTATAATCAGTTACAGACTTCTTTGATTCCCACATTTTACATGACCAATATCTAGCTTTCCAACGAGGACCGGGGTTTGTATCGCATTGATGTCTAGCGCGAAAACTCTTTCTACGAGCGGGATCGTCGCGTTTGATCTCCATATTTGGATCGCCAAAATTAACTTTTACAATATTGCCTTTCTCGTTTTTGACGTAAACAGAAAACTTCTTTGGCCCTTTAGACGTTCTAAAAGGTTTATTTAAAGTTTTCTTGTCTTTTGACGCTCGTATTTCGTTGCTAAAATTTACCGATATGTTCATTTTTTAATCTTCTATATTAACGAAATTAAGATTTAATTCATCTTCATTTACACCAAATAGTTTAAGATCAGAAAGAGATTCATTAAAATCAGCTTCTT